CCAATGCTTAAGAGAGCTATTCAGAAGTTTGGTCATCAAATCTGTAGTCAGTTAGCTGATTATGTATTGAACGGTGGGTTTGATTCTAATTGGAAACCTAATCCTAAGGGATTTAGAATCTTCAAGGATAATCGCCTTCCTATGGATGTTACTCCAGGAGATCTTGAGAAGGCGACCGACCCTCGTCTTAATGAGGAATTGATTGGAGCTTATATTCTAGGTGTTCAGCCAGCAGGTACTCCTGCTGAGCTACCTAATCAAGATCCGCTCTAAAGCTCAACCTCAATGTAACGCTGACGACCCCTGGCCTGTTTGAAATCTACGCCACGGCTAGAATCGAATAGTTCAGGGGTCATATGCGTTCCATCGAACTCTCCGATATGATCTGACCTACTTTGTAATGGCTTAATGACAGTGTAATTATTAGCTGCGATGATGCGATTGATATTCCAATCCCAGCCAGCCTCTGAGCCATCAGGATTTCCTGTGGAATAATCCTTATCCCAGGTATCTCTTAACGTTTCTTCCCAGCGATCTTTCCAGACTCCCCAAATCAGAGGACTAAATCTAGCATCTCTAGTTACTTGATTTTGCTTAGCTCCACCAATCTGAGAGAATGCATTGACAAGAAGGTTATTGTGGCCAGTCTGGTATTCAATAGATGCCCATTCAAAATACTCAAGTGTGTCTTGGCTGACAACAACATCATCTTCTGCTAATACTACAAAATCAGCTCCATCTAAAAATGCAGTGTTCAATGCGTTCCAAGGATTTACCAATACTCCTTGAACTGTCTCATTGATTGTAGTGACTACATTGGTTTCTAGGGTTATAGCAATTTCTGCTATAACATCTTGGAGTGGAGAAGGTTCAATAAAGAAAGATGCTTTCCAGTTTCTTAGGTTTCTAGCAGCATTCCAGCTAGTGATAGTGTTGTAGAAATATTCAGGACGGTTATACGCAGTAAATACTAAATCGCGTCTCATAAAAGTTGACTTCTCCTTAACATGCCAAGTACTGTCTTGGCGTCCATACTTAGTTGTTCTTGCAGGTAATGCTGATAGGTAGCCTTGTCTTCCATGTCTAGCGTAAAGGCCCCTGAGAATTCGTATCCCGCATCAGATTTAGCTTTTCCTACGCAGGGATGCAAATGCTCAATTATGACATCCGGGAGATATTTAATCTTACCAATAGCTTGACCAAAATCCAGCCAAAAGTTGTCTGCATACAGGTGCTTAAGTTCAGGTAATGTCATAAAGCCAAGAGTTAGCGGGATGTTGGAAGTCATAGCTATCTGAGTAGGTATTGCTCTACCTTGAAAGAGATCGTTACCGTAAACTAGTCCAGATTTCATTTCTAGTAGAGTTGTCACAAATCTTTCATCCCAGCCATCGGTTCTGGGTAGATGATCATCGCCCATGAATCCAAGAGCGTAACTGAAGACTTCTCGACGGTCCTGCAAGTAGCCTAGATTTAAAGGATCTACAAATCCTGGCTTGGTTGGAGATACTGTGATAGACTCTTGTAAGCCAGTATACTGGTCAAGTGCTTGATCGTTATCCGATTTAATGAACAAGATCCTGCTCGTTAACCTAACTGTCTTGTAAAACGCATCTTGTAACCTCAAGGCGTTTTCAGGTCTACCTTTAGTAGGTACATATATAGTAAGATCATATTCATTATCATTTAAATCTGGGAACATTTGTCTCCTAACAAAAAGATGGCCATGTAGTAATAATACCACACAGCCATCTTTAATATTACGTTAAATTACTTCTTTACAGAAGCAGTAGGTGTAGCAGGCTCTACTAGAGCGGCCCTAATTGCAGCCTGTCCTTCTGGGCTTCTTAGCGCGTCAATGAATCGAGCTCTGATCCATGCGCCACTGTCAGCTACAATAGCCTCAACGCTTCCACCAAGAGTTGCGCCCTTATCGTTTAGAGGGGTCCTGTCAACCCACTCCTGGAATGTCTTCTGATCTGGCATATCGTCATCTCCCTCGCCAGTCCATGATGAAAGGGTTTCTCCCTTTATCATTGATAGAATTGCTTTCATTGCATTCATATCGTTTACGTACTTACGTCGAATCTCTAGATGAATGTGCCATTTGTGATCTGCGCTGGCAGTTTCGATATCGCCTTCGACAACATCATAACGTCCGGCGTCGCCCTCGCCATCCCAACCATTCCATGCGTTGAGATACTTCATGCGTGGATCTTTGGCACGATTCTTCCAGCATTCACGTAGCCTTGTGTGACACTTAATAATGTCAGCAGTACTCATGGTCATATCAACAGCCGATGCACGATCACTAGGACCATTGCCAGGCTTATCGTCTGGGCGAATTACAGAATAATTCGACTTGCCCTGATCTTCACGACTAATGTGGTATCCGCCACGAGCCTTGTGAGCTAGGTCACCTACAATTCCTGAAAGTACCGCAGTTCTGTAAGCACCTTCCCACTGATCAGCTAACCAATTGATTGCTGTGGTTGATAGTGTAGACATTTCACACCACCACCCTAGACTCATCTGGTAGTGCTCGTACTTCAGTATTTGTGCTTTCAGCCGCAGCTCTGCGACCTTCTCTGGCTAGTTCACGGGTGGCATCTACGCCTGAAAGAGTAGTATCCTTTAGTACCTGGAATTTCTGCTCGATAGACATTTCATCCCAGATGGCATCATAGCCAACAGGACGAGCATAGAATCTACTTGACTCTGCGTAGTAATCGTAAAGCCAAGCCTTATTTGTAGGCTTGCTTACGAAAAGTACACCACCAGGGAATCGACTCTCTACTTCACGTCCATCCATAGGTCCGCCTATAGCTAGTCCTGTGTATAGCTCTTCATCCATAACTAAATCCTCCCTGTGTATTTCTTTTAGATTATCGGCAATATTAAGGCAGGTCAGTGTGCCAGGCTTGACGCTTAAGGTGTGATGTGTTAGGCTGTTGGCATGATAAACGCAACCGCAATATATTTTGCTACAGTCTTTCCCATTGGTCTTGCTATCTTGGCAATAGGTATGTATTTTGATAGTAAGGTACCAACTGCTACAAAGGAGATTAATGTCTAAGATTGTCATATACGGAGCCAGTGATGACCTCATCGAGGTTGCCGCTTCAGGTTTCCGTGATGAAGAGTTCAATGTCTACGCTGACGGAACAGAGCAGGTTCTCTTAGCTGTATCAGATGGCACTGTCCTGCGTGTACGCTATGACGAGGACGGGATTTGGAGATTTACACCAACTGTGGTAGGCTGTGCATCACTGGACATCGACCCAGGCCAAGATGACTTTAACCATACAGATCGAGTAACCCTTACAGGCGATAACCTGCGATGGGTGGTGCTCGGAACAGAAATCGCCAAGTAAGGAGACGCACCATGAAGTACCATTTGAATGATATCTTTGACAACACTGAATTCAAGGCAATGCAAGCTCAGGGTTACGTACGTGTGAACACTCATCCAGACAATTCTGAACTGTTCATCCTGAACTACACTGAGAAGGCAGCATTTGATGGTGTCTGGAATAAGGTTACCCTTAATTGTCGCGGCCTTATTGTAGATGCTTTTGATTGGATCATCGCTCGCCCATTCCCTAAGTTCTTCAACTACGGTCAGCCAGGCTGTCCTGAGGTAGATCTAGATGAGCCTGTAGTTGTTTCTGACAAAATGGATGGATCTCTAGGTATCCTGTACCGTAATCCTGATACTGGTAAGTATGCTATTGCAACTCGTGGTAGCTTCGCTTCAGATCAGGCTATTCACGCTACAGAAATCTATAACCGTAAGTATGCACAGTTCGTTCCTCCTAAGGGTATTACCATGCTTTTTGAGATTGTATATCCAGAGAATCGCATTGTTTGTAATTATGGTGATATGGATGATCTAGTTCTGCTAGGTTCTGTTGATATCTCTAATGGAGATTCTTGGGACGCATCTGCTGTAGACTGGGATTGGCCAGGACCAATTGCTAAGGCATTCCCTTATGAAACTATGCGAGAGGCACTAACTGCACCTCCACGTGAGGGCGCAGAAGGTTTTGTAGTTCACTTTATTGTTTCTGACACTCGTGTCAAGATCAAGCAAGAGGATTACATTGCGCTTCATCGTATTGTTACTGGCTTGAATGCTCGCTCTGTTTGGGAGGCTATGTTGACTGATACAGTTGATGAGCTTATTGAGAAGATTCCTGACGAGTTTCATGACTTCATTCGTGGAGTAGAGGCAGACATCAACGGAGAAGTTTTTTACGAAGTTGACAATGCTTATAAGCTTTATGAATTAGCGTTGCTTCAACTGCCAAAAAATCCTGCTAAAAAGGATTTCGCTAAC